TCATGCTAAACGGTGGGCTCATGCCCGGGGACTTGATCATTGCCGCTGGCCGCCCTGCAATGGGTAAGACCGCCTTCAGCCTCAACCTGGCTAATTTTTTGGCTGTTAAAACCCAACTAACAGCCTGTATCTTTTCGCTAGAGATGGGTAGACAGCAGCTTGGATACAGGTTATTCTCGGCAGAGACAAGCATTGAAACAGGCTTGATGAAGAAGGGACTTGTCACCGACAAGCAAATGGCCACCCTGGCTGGCACCGTCGCCAACCTGGCCGATAGGCCGATCTGGATCGATCACAGCTCCACGCCTAGCTTTAGCTACATCCGCAGCCAGTGCCGCCGCCAAAAGCGTCGCCATGGTGCCCTGGGGCTGGTCATGATCGACTACCTGCAGTTGATGGATTTTGGTCAGGCCAGTGGCAACCGGGCCATGGAGCTGGGCCACCTTACCCGCAGCCTCAAGATGCTGGCCAGGGACCTGGACTGCCCGGTGCTGGTGCTCAGCCAGCTTAGCCGGGGCGTCGAGTCTCGCACGAATAAGCGGCCCCTGATGAGCGATTTGCGCGAGTCTGGATCCATTGAGCAGGACGCTGACTTGATCATGATGCTCTACCGGGATGAGTACTACGACCCGGAGACGCCGGATAAGGGCATTGCCGAGGTGATTGTCACCAAGAACCGCAATGGCCCGACTGGCACCGTCAAGCTTCTGTTTGAGCCGCAATACCAGCGGTTTTCCGATGCAACCTTTGAGGAGTACTAATCATGCCATTACCTTTTCTGCCAGTGCATGTGGTTGTTGCCATTGAGCCTGGAGTGTCTCAAAGTTTCGAGTGCCACATCCCCGACTTTAGCGAAGAGCCGGATCCAGCTGCTGCTGCCGCTGTGTGGCTGTGGCGCAAGTGGGGCGATATGCTGGTGCCCCCTGGCCAGCCCTGGCCCTGGCCGCTAGAGCAGTACACGCTGTTTTACGAGCTGCCCTATACCAAGCGGTTAGTGTTTGAGTCCCAGGCAGGCTATGCGCCGCCAGCCTGTTGGCCCAGGCCGGTTTTGCAGGAGGTGGCGGTGTGAGGAACCAGGACTTGCTACCCATGACCGTCGAGCTGGTGCCCAGGCCAGCGGCTTGCTACAACTGCCGCCACTACCACGGCAAGAAAGAATTCGGGGTGACACTCTACTGTGGCCTCAACCCTGGCGGGCCAGCCATCTGGAACCAATGCGCCGACTGGGAGGCGTGCCATGAGTGAAGCTTATCGCCTGATCGGCCTGCTGCGCCGGATGCAACGCCACCGCAACAATGACCGGGCGCTGGCCATGCCTAGCACCACAGGCCACTGCCGGAAAGCTATGGCCCCAGACGTTTGCCTGGGCTGCCAGTACCACAACCCTAGCAGCCGGTTTTATCTGCCCTGTGCAGTGCGGCCCTACGGCCCACCGACTGACGATACTTGCCCTGATCAAGAGCCAAGACCATGAACCTAGCCCGACAACTGGCGGCCTATTGCACCGCCAACCCTGAGGAGACAAGCAAGCTGGTGGAAGTCGCTATCGGCTACCTGCTAGAGCAGGCCAGCCCGGACAACCTGCAAGCCATGGCAGCGCTGATGCCCAGGTCAGAGCCAGGGGTATCGTTGGCCTTGAGCCTGCGGATACTGGCTGAAGATCGGCGGACCTCGCCCTTTAGCTTGGGAGGGAAGTAGCCATGATTGAGGAGATCCCGGCCATTGGGCAACGGGTGCCGCCGCCGGTCATTTGCATTTGCTGCCATTTTTACGGCGGCTATGAGAACCCTTTCCGGCCTTGCCCGATTCACCCCGATGGGCCACCGTCCAACACCAGATGCCCTGATTGGGAATTGATGCGATGCACTGATGAGGAGGAACCATGCAACTAACCGCACAGTCGAAGGCTATTTTCCGCAAGGGCATTGCCCGCACCAAAGCCGCCCAGGCTGCGGCCAAGGAGTTAGCCGCCCTGGTGCTAGCCCAGCCGGACGCCCCGCCAGCCATGCAGGCCCTGGCCCGGCAGGTGTTGGATCCGGTGGTAGTGGATGAGCGCGACGCGGCGTAGGCCAGGCCCCACGGTTGTGGGGGTGTGTCTTGCGACTCTTGAGCCCACTGCGGTGGGGGTGTCTCGACTTGGGGAAAGGTGCCCCACCAGGTGGGGGTGTGTCACTCGGGATAAAGGCCCCACTGCGGTGGGAGTGTCTCGAGATGGTGTGGAGGCCCACTACGGTGGGAGTTGATCGGTTTAGCTCCTGTGCCCCACTAGGTGGGGGTGACTCCTACAGGGTTAATGGCCCCATGATGGTGGGGGTGGATCGGTAGCTTTTCAGAGGCCCCACGGGGTGGGGGTGAGTCGGCTTGGTGGAGGTGCCCCACGGGGTGGGGGTGAGTCGGCTTGGTGGAGGTGCCCCACAGGGTGGGGGTGAGTCGGCTTGGTGGAGGTGCCCCACAGGGTGGGGGAGAAACCCGAATGTAAACCTATGGCCATAGACGATTAGCTTATGGTATGCTACTATTCTCTTTTGTAGACTTGCCGAGCTCAGTTTTGTCTAAAGTCGATGCGCTATGGTTACTACAAGCTTTGTAATTCGCCCTGAAACTCGATTTGACGAATGCACCATAAAGCCTGCCAGGATTGGCGAGCTAGAAAAGTTTCCGTCAGACTTGTCGAAAGTGATCGAGCGTCAGTCCTTAGACCGTCAATGGTTCAAGGGTGGCTTGAGCTGCTGTCCGTACTGCACGGCTGATTTATTTGAGCAAATGGGAGATTCTCGCGGATATGCTTTGTTCCGCGATCAAAGTCTGTTAAGCCAAGTTGACGCTCAGGGATTTGGCGATAGGTGCGCAGAGGCCGCAGAGATTTTAAGCCGGACAAGATTGATTAGCGATGGCAAGTTTGATCCTAGGATAGACACTAGGTTTGCAGTGTCTTCGACTCAGTCGAACTCCAGCTCTTTGCGGCGTCCGACTTACCGTCATCTCCCTGGGCATGGCGGCAAGTGCAGGGCAGATACCGAGCACGAGGCTGTTATCAGGCGGATTAGATCTAAATGCATCACGGATCTGGAGCAGCAGTATCCGGGCTGTGATGTTTCTTCCACACTTAATCTCAAGGCGACTAAGGATGTAAACCGTAGACCAGATCTTTTTTTTAAGATTGAAGGTGATAGCCCTTATGGGCCGGTGTCATTTTCGTTTGCCGTAGAAGTGCAGCAATCCAAGATCGGCGGTTTTAATAACTGGTTGATCAGGGATCAAGATCTTAGGCAGGTGGCGGATATATGTCTTTGGACGTTTAAAAAAAGCAAGGCTACTGGAGAGTTTAGGCCGCCATTAAAGTATTTGATGGAGCATGGTCGTCCATCTTTGCTGTACGAAATCTCGGGAGAACCTGGAAGCAACGACGGGGTTTTAACTTTAATTACTCCACAAGAATATTTCGGCGAGATCGGATTTAAGCATTTGCACCAAACTCAAAGCAGCTTAAAGGGTTTTACATCTGAAAATGCTCAAGACAAGCCTGCTGACAAAAAGTCTTGCCAAAATTCGGATCAGCGTCATGCAAAAGAGGTGCTGGAGCGCTATCGCGTCAAAGTGTCAGAGCGTTCTAGCGTAGAGTGCCCTGATCTTATTAAGCTGTGCGGGTTTCCGTCTGGCGAGATGGTGCCTACGGAGTCAGTCAGTCTGATTGAGGTTGATGCGTTAGAGCCTGCTACACAGACGGAGTCTGTTAATTTGGTTGGCCCTAGATTAGTCGAAGGTCGCACTAATGCTAGAGATAACAAGATTGGGACTCCGGGGGTGAAAGGGGTAATTTCAATGACTCCATTGTACTTCCCCAAAAAACCCGGGCAAGACGCTTTGTTTGTTGCTAACTTGGAGGTTAGTCAATTTTTATGCGTTAGTCCTAATGCGGGACACCTTTCCCGAAATGAATTATTTGCAGAGCTGTTTCCGAAAGAATTGCTATTGCGGCATTCCCAATATTTAGAATCGGACGAGATTGTTGTGAAGCTTAAAATTTATGGCTCTCTTGCTGATATAGCTGGAGCCCATATTTCTGAAGGATGGCGGGTGTGGGCGTGGGGGCGTTTAGGATGGGATCGTCGTAACCCTGGCAGACTTTGCATTGAACCTACTGAGTCTCGCATTGCCGTTATCAGTCCCGAAAAAGGGGCATCTGGGCGCCCTTTATCAAGTTTAGCGAGATCTTCAGTTTCACAACCCAACTAAAAGCCGCTAGCTATGCTACAATAAAGCTTGAATTTGTTTACACTGGTACAGCCCCGGCCCTGGTCGGGGTTTTCCCTAACCACGACTTGGAGGATAAAAGCTATGTCTACTACAGCGGGTTTTCATTCAGATTTCTACGCAAAACTTTTTGCGGAAGATGCAGCAGTTCTTGGATCTAATGATCCCGATTGTGCAAGCCAGCAAGCTGAAGAGCCTGATTCTGCTTGGGAACTATTTGGCGAAGAGCCCGAAGAAGAGCTAGATTCGGCCACCTATTTAGCTCGTCACTATCCCGAACTTGCTGCGCCTTGCTAGCGCCAGCTAGAACCCAACTAAAAGCTGCTGGCTATGCTACACTGAAGCTTGAATTTGTTTACATAGCCCCGGCCCCGGTCGGGGTTTTCTCTAGCTAGGATTGCGATCATTGAGGAAGGCCAGCATGACTGACAACTGGGATTGGTTTGAAAAAATGGAGTCGCAAGCTTTAGTTGCAAACTCCGAAGCTATTGAATGGATGAGCCGCAACCCGGCGTTTAAGGGAGAGGTGCAATGTATTTCTTATGCCGATTACGAGCATTTGTGTAAGTGGGCCGAAGATATTGATAACCTAGACGGCTTTTCATGGCCGGGTCCGTTGCCAAAGTTGCACCCTGAAACCGAGGAAGGCTATGTAGTCCCGTGGACTCAGTTGCTTGATAGGGATGACGAAGCACCAGAGCTTGAGTCTGGCGAGCTAGATCCAGATACCGGCGAGTGGACTCAACCGTATGAAGCGTTTACGTTTCAACGCTTTGTATCTTTACAAGCCGAAAAAGTCAATGGCTCTACAAAGCTTGATTGGGTACAGCGACGAATGCTGTATATTTATGGCGACTACTCCAAGCGAGAATGGTCGAGTTGTGCAAAATATTGGATGCGCACTATAGACGGGAAAGTGGACGCTGTAGGGATCTTAAAAGAACAGCCTTTCTCTCTTCATTGGCAGACTTTTAAGCCTAAATTTAATGCTGACTGTCGAGGCCCTTTGGTCGGACTACAGGACGGGTTTGCGCCTTGGTTATCCCTAGCCTAACCCCCACCCCACTCCCCCACCCCAGCCCGCTGGCCACCTGGCGGGCTTTGTCGTGGCTGGCCAGGGCTGTGATACCATGGTGGCAGTTTTGTCAAGACCTATGAACTATTTTGGTTTCTCCAATGCCTCTGATAGCGCCTATGGGCTAGCTGCAGCCCTTAGCTATTGGGTGTTTAAGTGCCGCGACCGGGCCAAAAGTCCAGCGATGGGCACCAAGACCTGGACCTTTCTGGAGTCCACTATCCAGAACAGCGCTGAGGTATCCACCACGCTGGAGGACTACCTACAACGCCTGGTTAATGCCTTGATCAGCCACTTACGGCCAGCGGTCCTAACCGGCATCGTGCAGCCAGAGCAGCGCATCCTACGGGTAAACGCTGACCTGAGCGAGATCCAGGAGCTGACCCAGGATGAGGCGCTAGTCTTTGTCGGCTGGCGGGACTTGCTGCAGCAGATCGCCAAGGACGGCTTCACCGAGTGGGATGTGCTGGAGCTATGCCGGACCCGGGCGGCTATCATTCAGGTGCTGTGCCGCTTGCGCTTTGAGGAAGACCGGGCGCTAGGCCAGGATGCGCCAGACGATGCTATCGACGTAGAGGTAACCACCGATGTTTGAAGCCTACGACATTCACAACCGGCAGCGGATCACCCTGCACTGCCAGGTGACCCTGCAAAGCCCGCTTAGCCACATTGGCGAGGTAGCAGGCAATGTCAGTAACCTCAAGACGGCCAAGCTGCTAGACCTGGAGGGGAACCCGGTCTCCTGCTTTGTCTACTCCGGCAATGCGCTGCGCAATGGCATCCTACGCCGCCGTGGCATGGCTAGTGTGCTGGATGCGCTGGCCCTGCAGGTATCGCCAGATGTTCACCATACCCTATTCGCTGGCGGCCGCATTGATGGCAGCACCGCCAATGATATGGACCTGGACACCCGCATCCGGCAGTTGATGCCCTGGCTGTCGGTGCTGGGTACGGCCAAGCCTGCCGGGGTGTTCGGGGTGAAGAATGCCCAGATGGTCCATGGCCGTTTGGCGGTGGGTAGTGCGTATCTGCTGTGCTACGAGTCGGCGGAGCTGATCTACCGGGAATTTCCTGGCCTATTGCCGCCAGATGTACTGCCCAGGCTGCAGGAACTACTGGAGTGCAAAGACAGGCTGACGGCTAACCCATTTGAGCCACCCACCACTGAGCAGGTTGAAGCCTACCGTCAGGCCAAGGCAGACCACCTGCCCTACCTGCGCAAGATGTTACGCAACTGGACCCAGTACCTGACGGTAGACCAAACCACCCGCCGCGATAGTACCCACGATCCAGCGTTGCAAAAGTTTCTCCCAGGCGGTGCAGAGGAAGGCCAGATGAGCCTGCTGGGCGAGGCCAAGCCAAAGGCTAAGGGTGAGGATAAGGCCAAAAAGTCTGACCAGATGATCGCCAGCGACCGGCTGATCATGGCTGGCTCCAGGCTCTATAGCCGCTGGGATCTGCACACCACCGCCATCGAGACTGGCTGGGTAGTCGATACCCTACTGCAGTTTGCCAAGTCGCCGTACATTGGCGGCAAGGCTAACCGCGGCAATGGGCTGGTATCACTAGAATTTTGGTACCAGCGTGGCCAGGAACGCGGCCACTTCCTATCGCTAGCCACCGGCAACCAGACGCTATCCAGCACCGCCCAGGAGGCCCACCATGCCTATCAGGACTATCTGAGCGTCTACCAGGAATTTCTAGCCCAGGCCCAGGAGTCCAGCGAGTTGAAGGGGTTGCTCAATGGCTAACCTGCGAGTCACCGCCCGGCTATCGTCGGGCATTGCCGTCTTTGATGACTGGAGTCCCGATCTAGCTAGCCTGCTAGAGTGGTTGATCCTCGATGCCCGGGGGATGGCGGCCCCCAACCCTAGCGCCCAGGACGTAGAAGCTAGCCGCCCGGTAGTGGATGAGCACATGCCACTGGCTAAGGGTTGGCTGGGCGAGGATTGGTACTGGCAAACCTCTAGTCCGTGCTATACCTACCGCAATGAGTCGGTTAGCAAATTCAGGAAGCGCTGGGCACCTGGGATCGATAGCCCACCACCGGCATGGGGGAAGCGCAAGGCAAAGTGGGATACCAGCCAGGGGGCGGAGAAAGCCTACGACCTGCCCTTGTTTGTGCGGCTGGCACCGACGATCACTTGGTACTGTCAGGGCGACCGGGACGGCATCGCGGCATTATTGCAGGGCTGTACTGGGCTGGGCAAAAAACGCGCCCATGGCTACGGGCAAGTTACCAACTGGGAGGTAGAGGACCATGACCACGACTGGCATCTATGGGGGCCAAACGGTAAACTTATGCGACCCATCCCCGCCGTCCACCTGCCCCGGGACCGACCGATTGATATTGCCATCCGCGACTGGGGCTGGCGACCCCCTGCCTGGCTGCCAGCCAACAAAGCCCGCTGTGCCATGTCAGTCCACACCGCCCGCCTGGATACAGCTAGCCTGGCCGGTGCAGGGCGATAGAATACCCGCCGACCATGGCTACCGGCTCTATAGCGCCTTGGTAGAACGCCTACCGGGGTTGAAAGAATTGGCCTGGTCGCTGAAGACGATCAACGGTATCCCGGACCGCCAGGGGTGGGTGCAACTGGGTAGCGAAAGCTGGCTAGGGGTGCGGACTGAGCTGGCCAATCTGGAGCTATTCGGTAGCCTGGACAATCAAGTATTGCGGGTGGGTAAGGCGCTGGTGCAGCTAGGCACCTTGACGGGTGCATCCCTGCAGCCATGTCCTAGCCTAGAGGCAAGGCTGGTGACCATCAAAGCCCAGTACCAGGACCAGGTGTCACCTTTTGAGTTCGGGATAGCCCTAGGCAAGGCGCTGGAACGGTTGGGGGTACAGGCTATGCCGGTACTGGGGGAGCGCAAAACCCTGCGGATCAAGGATGCTACCGTGGTGGGCTACGGGGTAAGCTTTGCCGACCTATCGCCGGAGGCATCGCTGACCCTCCAGCGGCAAGGGCTAGGAGGTAGACAGCGCCTAGGCTGTGGCTATTTTGTCGGAAAGTGTTGACAGTTCGATACAGGGGGGGTATATTGAGGGTATCGAACCACTTATGAGGACTGACTGATGACTATTCAACAAGCTTTCGATAACTTCATGTCCAGCGACTTCGAGGCCACCGTTGATTCTTCCACGGCAGCATCCTGGGGCGGCGGTGCTTACGTTGTTGAGCTGTTTGAGGATGGCGCCTACCGCACTATGGACAAGGGTTCTGTTGGGAACCTGTACGATAGCCCCGGACTCATTCTTACCGTTCCCCACCTCAACGAGGAAGAGTGGGATGACGACTCCAACACTCACTTTTATGACAATGCCGAAGACAAGATCCGCGAATGGTTTGCGGATGCAATGAGCGAGCGGATGCAGCTTGCTTAACACTGGCACCGGCTCACGAGCGCCCTGGTTGACCCGCAAGGTTGACCGGGCGCTTTCTGTTATTGGCCGCTGGCTGGAGGCCACAGATCGCTACGCCTATGGCTCAGTCAGTGGCGGCAAGGATAGCTTGGTAATGGCTCACCTAATCCGCCAGGTATGGCCGGACTGCCCTTTTGTCTGGGTCAACCAAGGGCCGTTGGCAGAATGGCCGGACTGCATCGAGCTGCTTCACCACCTGCAAGGCCAGGGCTGGAACATCATCGAGCTATGCCCACCCCGCAGCCTACTGAAGCTGTACCAGGACTATGGCATTCCCCTGGATGGCACCATGGCGACCGGCTTGGACAAGCGCATTAATGCAGCGCTAATGTATGGCCCGCTGGATGACTACCAGGAGGCCCATGGCGTGCGAGGCTATGCCTGGGGGCTACGGAAGGAGTCGCGGGGCCGTAGCCTATACCTGAAGGGCAAGGGCGAGCTATACCAGCGCAAGGATGGCCTGTGGGTATGTTCGCCGGTCGGCTTCTGGAGTACCCAGGATATTTGGTGCTATATCGACTCTCACCAACTGCCCTACCCTGCCATGTACGACCGGGACCGGCTGACGGTGCGCAATGGGCCACCCATCGGGACTACTGGCGTAAACTGGGGGCGACTGAGTGACCTGCGGCGGCATCATCCAGAATTTTGGGCTGAATTTTGTAAACATTTTCCGGAGGTTGCGGACCATGGCTGAGTGCTACCTATGCGGCAAGCCCGCCAGCTTTCCCCTAGCGCTCAAAGACAGCTTTACCGGCCATAGCATGGCCCGTTGCCCAGGCTCCGACCAGCTATGCGGGCGCTGCTATGGTGCCATTGACGGCAACGAAAAGCTGCTGTGGTACTGGAATCAGGGCAAGGACAAGTGGAGTAAGCTATGGGGCCGATCTTTGAGCCGGTTGTACCAAGGCGATGTGCTGCTGTCGCCTGTGATCGGTGAGGCCAAGACCATCGGCAAAGACACTTTCCCGGTAGTCTCGGACTTACCCACCCGGGCTCAGATCCGTGGCTGGCTGCTGGAGCCACCGGAGCCACCGTTTACCATCGTCATCGCTGAGTCCGGCCAGAAACATGTGCTGCCCTGGGCCCAGGATGGCCATAGCAGAGACCATTTCCCGGTGCAGTTCGAGCTAGATACCCTGTGGATAGGCCGGGAACGCTTCACGGGCCTCCTGGCTGGCTATGAGGGGCTAATGGCGTTGGAGTTCAGTAAGACGGAGATTGATAGCGGCCTGTACCACAGCGACAGGCTAATGCGGGCGATCAGCCAGTACCAGCCGCTGGAGGACCAGATCGCGCCAGTGCGGGGCAGCCGGTTTCTGGACCTGCTCAGCTATGTGGCCCAAAGCAAAACCCCCAGCTAGGCCGGGGGTCTGCGGGGAGGTGGGGAGCGGGGCTACACTCCCTCTTCATTTGGATCCACGATCTGGATCGAGTCCATCAGTGTACCCATCTCGTCGGGGTCGTCTACGGTGTAGGCCCCCTGGCCATCGTTACAGGTGACTTCCAGGGAACCTTTATTCACCTCGATGCTAACGATGTGAGCTAGGTTAAGCAGGTAAGCGCCGTCTTGGATGGAAATAAACTTGGGCATGGGTCGGTCCTCGGTAAGTGGTTCGATACCCTCAATATACCCCCCCTGTATCGAACTGTCAACCCCGCTTTAGGCTTTTTCCTTTCGGCCATAGGCTTTTGTTCGGGTTTCTGCTAGGCTAGTGGGGACGTACATCGGATCCGCTAGCCATGACTAAGACCCTCGCCCGCCTTGCTGACCTAGAGCCAGCCATCCTAGCTGAGCGGCCAGCCAGCGCTGATGCCCTGGGCGACCTACAACGCGCCATCCAACTGGTGAATGATGGCCTAGTCAGCGGGGAGCCTGTTGATACCATGGCTGCCCGGTATGTAGCCTGCATGGAGGCCCTGGTGGTGCTAGCCAGCCAGCAAGGCAGTAGCTTGGCCCAGTGTCGGGAGTCGTTGCAGGAGCCGATCAAAGGCTTTAGCCAGTTCTACAATAGCCAGCATCCCACCTGGGAGAAGCTATCGCTGTGGATGTCCTGCCTAGCTGGGGCGCTTAAGTATTACTCGAAAATGGCCATATACCACCTAGGCGCTATTTCTGAGGCTATCAACGACGGTGCCCGGATCAACCTGGCCAGGACCGCAGACGACCTGCTGGCCATGCACTGGGCGGACAAGGTAGGCTAGGGCCAGTTAGCCCGGAGGAACCATGACCCAAGACCAGATGATCGTTGAGCTACAGGCCATGTCAGCCTTGCTGAAGAGTGGCCAGGACTTTGACCGGGAGGCCCTGATCGCGGAGCTGAGCCAGCTGCGGGACCAGCTGCGGGCTGAGGCAGAAGCAGAGTAGCCCGCCACCGCCACCCCACCCCGGCCACGGCTGGGGTTTTTTGTTGCAGGCGGTTGACGGTTCGATATGGTGGGGGTATAGTGGAGACATGGAACCACTTACGAGGATCAAGTTATGTCTACGCCTACTATGTGTCAAACCTTTGGGGCTGAGGTCAATCAAGCATTGGTGATGTTTGCGCCTGAGTACATGGGCGGCACAGTTCAGCAAGTTTCGTATGGTGATCGTGATGGTTGCCGCTATCAGAAGGATGACTTGATCATCGTCTCTGACGGCAGTCGTGTCAGCATTCCGCATAAAAACATCACCACTCACTCGGTATGGTCTACCGTTGGCAAATATTTCTACAAGCCAGAGTAGCCTGACTCCACGCCACCCCACCCCGGCTAGCCCGGGGTTTTTTGTTGCCTGGGCACCCTAAGCAAAACGATGGGGATCTGCTATGGCTATTGTCTACATTGTCCTGGGCCTGGCTGCCATGACAGCCTGCCTCCTGTTTGCCGGGGCCACCCGGGTCGCTATCCGTCGCCGCCATCGCTCCTGGGTATCCACCGCCTGGGCCTCGGTGATCAGCGCTGGCTGGGTCGTGGTGGCTGTCCGTGGCCTGATGGAGTTGTGGCACTAAACTATGTTGCTTTATTACCCCGATGGCCAGTCCATCACCATTCCAGACATTGACGCGCCTGCTTGGATCCGACTCCATGGCATGACCACCGAACCGCCGTCAAGCCCGGCCCCATTGCCAGCGCCTAGCCCAGCTGCCATGCCCCAAGCTTTGGCCCTGATCAATGCAGCAGCTACGGCTGATGAGATCAGCGTCCTGCCCACCATCGGCAAGGGTGCGGCCAAGCTGATCCTGGAGGCCCGGCCAGAGGGTGGCTACCCGTCCCTAGCTGCTATCTGGGAGCAATGCCCTAGGGTGCTGGCAAGGCCCTATAGCACCGATCCAGCGGTGGTGGAGGCCTGGGATGCCGACGCCCCTTGACCAGTACGCTAGCCTTACTTTGGTAATGACGGTGCCAGCTACGGCTACCACCAACGCCAGCGGGCTGCCGGAGTCGTTGGTGACTACCCAGGTCGGCGTAGCGTGGATCAAGGTCGGCAATGATCGGCTACTGCAGGAGGCGGGCAGTACCTTGACCGAGATCCCGCTAGAGGGTTACTTCCTGGCACCCCAGCGGCCAGCCTCGACGATCCGGCCCGGGGTAACCATGCCCGCTTATTTATGGCGGCTGTCGCAGGACTTTACGCTGATCAACCCCAGTACTGGCCTATTGCGCACCTGGGGAAATCTGGCTAGCTTCAATGCTTTTGTTGAGCGCAACCGCCGCCACCTTGACCACGAAGGCCAGTTTACCCTAGGCGCTACCCTGGCCAGCCAGTACCAGCTCCCTGATCAACTGCTAGGCAAAAAGCTATCAGGGGTATTTAGCTATCGGGTGCAGTGGGGTGATGTGGTGTGAGCCGCCAGCTAGTCAACATTGCCGACCGCTACGACGTCGAACTAGACAAGGCCAGTCAGGATGTGCTGAAGCGCATTGCAGCAGCCTATGACGTTAGCTACCGGGCTATGGTGGCTAAGCTGCGGGATGCCATGCCACGGCTGCAGCAGGCCGGCAGCATCTCTACGCTGGTGCGCCAGGGGGCGATTGCAGCGGAGATGGGCGAGGCGCTCAAATTCCTTAACCCTGGCAATGAGCAAGCCATTGAGCAGCTAGGCTATGACGTAATTCAGCAGGCGGTTGACTTGGGCCAGCAAATGGCAGGCGACAGCTTGAAATACATTGGCCTCCAGGCCCCATTTACCACCATCCCGATTGGCGCAGTCCGTAACCAAGCGGAGCGGTTCAGAGAGCGCTTGGTCAACTACTCCAATCAGCAAGCCAGCCAGATCAGCGCTGTAGTAGAGCAAGGTTTAATCCAAGGCTGGGGCACCCGCAAGATCGAAGGCCAGCTAAAGACGCTGGGGGTAAGCTTCAAGAGCAATGCGGAAACCATTGCCAGGACAGAAACCATGAGCGCCTACAATGGGGCGGCAAAGAGTCGCTACGAGCAGGCAGGCGTCGCTTATGTGCAATGGATTGCTACCCCGGCTGAGGGCACCTGTAGCCTATGCTATGCCCGCAACACCAAAGCCTGGAAAACTACCGAAGCGCCAGCGATCCCGGCCCATCCCCGCTGTCGTTGCACCTACCT